CAAAGGGTGACTCATTCATTCGATTACCCAAAGGGTGACTCATTCATTCGATTACCCAAAGGGTGACTCATTCATTCGATTACCCAAAGGGTGACTCATTCATTCGATTACCCAATTATGAAAGGTTAAATGGTAATACAAATAATAATATTATATAAAAATAATCCGTTAAATATATAAACAATATGAATACAAAGGAACAGTTAATAAAGGCTGTAAGAGAGTGGGTAAGAATAGACAATGAAATAAAAGAATTACAGGCACAAGTTAATAAACGAAAACAAGAGAAGAAAAAAATATCAACTATATTGATAGATATTATGCGCGATAATGAAATCGATTGTTTTGACATACAAAACGGTCAAATAATGTATTGTAAAAAAAATGTGAAAAAACCAATCACCAAGAAAACGCTATTTAACATTTTATCTAAATATTACAAAGGTGATGAAACAAAGGCCGAGATGTTGCAAACATTCATCCTTGACAATAGAGAGGAAACAATACAAGAAACAATAATACGTAAATAAATTATGCCAAATCGGGTAAGGTATAGATATCTCCTGTTTTTACCGCCTTGGTGACAATTCTTGGGTTACTGATACCCGATTGTATATCCTCTGTACTATATACGTTGCAAAATCGATCGATATAGTATGGAATACCTTGAATATGTTCAACAATAACTTCCAGTTTATGCATTACATTTTCGGAAATGGGTGCATTAAGTATTGTACCGTGAGGCGTACCCTTGGAATGAGTACCGCAATATTCACAGTCGTCACGTTTTCTTCGAGTGCATTGTTCGCCACTAGCGCGTTTTGCATTGCACCGATTAGATGCAGGTATCGAATTTTTGATACGTTTGCGTTTACTGAAATCCTCTTTGGTTAAACAGAGACGTTCATAACCATATACAAATTCTAACAATTCGACCATTTTTGGTTTTTCGTCGAAATTGAGTTCGAGAATCTTGGTTTTGATATCATCCTTAAATCGCGTGGTATGTTGTTCGATGGTTTTATTGGTACGTGTCTCCATTGTTTAGCTATTCTGTTGTAATCCAATGAAACCATATTTTTACTTCAATTTTTCGTACTATAATAAAAATAATATAAAGAGAAAAATAGATAATAATCCGTTTATATTATATAATGTCAAACCCATATAACACATTTATCTCCCATTTGATAAATGACGATATAGATGAAAATATAATTACATCAATAGCGGTTATTATGAATTCGAGATTTCCCGAATTAAAACGTCTGCTAAATAGGCCCAATTCCACCCTAGGCACTACACCATTGGGATATGCAGTTTTAGGCAAAAGAGAGTCGGTGGCGATAGCACTTGTCGAATCCGGCTACGTGGATCCAAATATATATATTCATTGTGGTCATATGGGTAATTTACCCATTTTGACGGCCGCGTGCCATTGGCGAATGGAAAATCTAGCTATCACATTATTAAATCGTCCTAATACAGACCCTTCATTAGTAGGAAGTTACTCCACGACGGCACTAATGGAGGCTACGCGAAATAATTTAGAAGAAGTCGTTTATTTTTTATTATTGCGCGGCGATTGCGCAATCGATCACGCTAATTTCATGGGTAGAAATGCGTTATATTTTGCAAATATAAGCGAAAATCGGCGTATTATAACCGCATTATTAGAAACGGGCGAATTCGATCCAGATCATTTAGATAATTCAAGTACGTCGGCATTTACAGACGCATGTATAAGCGCCAGTCATGCACAATGGATACCTCTTTTGTACATGGATTATAATATGGATACCCCGAGAAACATAACAGATGATGGATTAACACCATTAATACTTGCATGTAACCAAACAAATATTCATTTGGCACGACAATTATTAGCTACAAATGAGTCATTACCCGGTCACTCGGACAACCAGGGCGAAACTGCATTAATTCAATGTTGTAGTCATAGCTCCACAGAAATGTTAGATCTGGGACTCGAAATATTTAGATTTGGTCGAAACGATCCAAGACAGGATTCGAATCCAACTCAAGTAAATCTAGATGGCCATTCGGCATTAACAATAATACTTGCAAATGCCAGTCATTCTACTCTGATTACGCCAGAATGGTCGCCGGCAAACAGCGATATGTTTCGCGAATTACTGCAATATTATCTTGAATTTGCACCGGCCGACGCGCATTTCACGACGATTGCCATTCCAATGATGTGTTCAAATCCAGTCATTCGTTCAGAAGTATTGAAATCGGTAAGTCGCGTACCCGGGTTAAATTTTGATGTACCTGAACAGTGTCAAGAACCCGAAGAGGCAGTCGCAACCTATCACCGTGCGCAAAAAGGCACATATGTAAGATCATTTCACCGTAGACCGTCGCGCATTCGATCTTTATCTGGATTAACGCCATCTCAACCTTCTAGTTTTAGACAATCGCCGGTATTATCGCGAACTAAGAGACGGGCTAAAAGTCTTTCACCATATCGCCGTCGTACTCACCGAGACAATTCGCGAAGACTAATTAGAAATGATTCTGCCGCATCTTTTGCCCCCATGGCTACAATGAATGCACAATTGCAACCCGACTTAGCACATGGATGGGCAGAAGATATTCAGGAATACTATAGAGGTTTAGACGGACAAATGCATCCGATTGCAACGGCCGTATCCGATAATAGGCCAGGGGGTATACCTATACAAAGTATATTTAAACGAGGTGGAAGTAAAAAACGCAGATTACACTATAGTAGAAAAACGATAAAAAAATGAACAATTCATAGTAATACATTTGAAAACCATATAAAGATGTTTTATTATATATTAATAGCAGTGTGCTCAAATGCGAGAATGGCCGAGTGGTCTAAGGCGGTGGACTTAAGACCCACTATCTACGGATTCGAGGGTTCGAACCCCTCTTCTCGCAACCGGTTATTATCATTCGGTATATAACCATACATGCCCAATTAACTCAGTCGGTAGAGTGCGAGCCTTTTAAGCTCGTGGTCAGGGGTTCGAGCCCCCTATTGGGTATTAAAGCTCACTTATGAGCAAATTGCATATAAGTCGGTATGTATTTTTCAAACACTTATGCAATGTCGAAATATATTGCATAAACGACAAAATATTATATATTTATCGTGTAAATAACTATATAATAAATATATATGATAACAATTACAGATATACATGCAGTGGATATTTCTTCACATGGAGGTTATTCGGCTATAAAATCAATCGCATCAAGTACCGATGGTAGAATCGTGTATTTGTCTACACAACAGTCGGTTAATGGTATTATAAAATTAACTAATTTCGGTAATACAAACAGTGTGGTCTATTCAAATAATACCTTTACATCAGTTGCATGCAGTTACGACGGCCAAATTGTTTACGCTGCGTCTTTAGGCGTAGGCATTTTCAAATCTTCCGATGCCGGAAATAATTGGTCTCAAATTACATCGACATCGACATCATTGCCTGGATTAAATGCGAATCCATCAAATCCAGAAATTGTCGATTCGCGATTTAATGGATATACTTTAGGAAATGCATACAAACTAGCATGCGATTCAACTGGCAATAAAGTAATTGTTACTACAAATGGCGCGGCATCTATTTATCGATCCAGTGATGGTGGGTCTACATGGTCCTTCATATATCCAATTCCGGGATACGGTCAGAGGTACGATGCCATCAATGTCGCCAGTAATTCGGATGGAAGTATTCTATATGCCGCATTAAATACGTCTACACCTGAAATTATTGTCGTGAGTAAAGATTCAGGTGTCACGTGGACAAATCTTGATACATACGGTATAAGTGGACCTTTTGTAAGTTTATCAACTAATTCATATGGCGATTTTGTTTATTGCATTGATAATAATAACTCATCATACGTCTTTTATCCAACACATAGTGATAATACAACAATAATAATTCCAACACAAGCGAATATTGGTACATTAACTAATTATAACGATGGAAAAAATCTCATATTTTTGCAATCCGGTTATCCAAGTTATCCAAACGCCGACGGTATAATTGTCTATTATTCCATTACGAATAAATATGAACCCGGACGAATTTCGATACCATGTTTCAAGGATGATTCTCGTATATTGTGTTTCAAAGATGAGAAAGAAGTATACCTAAAGGTCCAAGATATAAGAAAGGGGGATCTAGTCAAAACATTGAAACATGGATATGTCCCGGTAAATATGATTGGAACGACCAAATTATATAATTCGGGTGATACACAAAGGGAAAAAAATAGATTATATCGATGTTCGTTAGAAAAATACCCCGAATTGACAGAAGACTTGATAATTACAGGATGTCATTCTATTCTGGAAGATAATGTTACCGAGAAACAAAGAGAAGAAACATTAATCATATTAGGGAGAATGATGGTGACAGATAATAAATATCGTCTTATGGCATGTTTAGACGAGAGGGCAACCCCTTATTTGGAAGAAGGAACATTCAATATTTGGCATATTGCACTGGATAATGACAACTATTATATGAATTATGGTATTTATGCAAACGGCCTATTAGTCGAAACATGCAGTAAACGTTATTTGAAGGAGTTATCGAATATGACAATAATAGAATAATATACAAAATTATAATTAAATACACCGTCTCTTCGACAAAATTGTAAAAACATTTATTGGTAATGTCCCCTTAAATATCGACGGAGACACCCTATGGGGTCCCATTATAAATATTCAAGGATGTAAAGATTAAACATAAATAATATAAAATAGTTTATATTATTTATTAATCGATTTTGTATAATATACAAAAATATGAATGATTATACAACCTAATCCCTTATTTCATTATTTCGTCTACTAGACCATATTTTAATGCCTTTTCGGGACAATAATAAGTATCTCGATTCCATATTTGTTTAATTTTTTTTTCACTCATTTTAGAATGTTTCAATAGACGCTCTTTCATTTTTCGGTCAATCATTGTGTCGTATTCCACTTGCGCCTTGATCTGTTGTAATTTTTTAAATGTTGTTTCTGTTGACATTTGATGAATCATTAATGACCCATTGGGTTTTATATATCGCTTTGAACAAACAATGCTAATGTCCACTGCCATAGACTGACAATCGCCATCAATAACCGAATATATGGGTGTTTTTGACGCCAAAATATAATCGACTAAAATGAGCCCCGCAGTTACAGATCCGCCAAACGAATTTATATGAAGATAAATGGGGATTGACTCGATATTCATTCGTCTTTTTATTTTTTCACATATATTTTCCGCCCTTTTAAGTTCGTGTATTACACGATTTACTCTAGTTCTTGATACATCTGTGTGAAAATAGACATGGTTGTAATCGCTATAAATCTTCCATTCATCTTCCACGCATTTCTTTTTTTTTTCATCTTCCGGTTCAACCGCGGATTTATCTTTACCGTCATGTTCTTCTTCATCTTCTTCATCTTCTTCTTCTTCTTCTTCATCTTCTTCTTTAGCATGACCTTCTTCACCTTCCTTAGCGCAATACTCATCTTCTTCATCTTCTTCTTCTTCATAATTACTGGATGTCTCACAACTATCATTGTCGCTATTAGAATCAGTTCCGTCATCGGAATTTTCCCTACGGCTAGAGTTACTCTGACTATCGGTATCATGATTACTATCGTCATCAGTATAATTACTGAAATTATCATCATCATTCAGTTGATTATATGATACATGGCGCATATACAAATAATATAAAATACTCGCAGTTGCAAATCCATAAATAAAGTTATTCATTTTAAATGAAACAGAATAAATATTATATGAAAATATATTTATATATTTTACAAATATCTTATACCATAATTTCATCGACTAGACCATATTTAATACATTTCTTAGAATTTAGCCACAAATCCTTTGTCCATAATTTGTCCAATTTCTCGGGAGTTATTTGCGTGTTTTTCAAATAAATTTTTTTGATTCGTCGATCTATACTATTATAATACTTATAAGTGTCCTTCATCTCGTTTAATTTTCCCCAATTAGCGTCACAACTCATTTGATGTAACATAATATATGCATTTGGGCAAATATACCTTTTATTGCATGAAACGCTGATAAAAGACGCCGCCGAGGCACATTCACCCTCCACTACAGAATGAATGGGCGTTTTACATGCAGTTATAAAATCCACGGCAATAAATGCGGGCGTTATTTCGCCACCACTCGAATTGATATGAAGATAGATTGGTATTTCGGGAATTTTCAACTGATTCTTTGTCACAATACAATACTCTTCGGCCAACCTCAGTTCGACTAGCAATGTTTGAATATTGGGTTTGTTAACTGCCGCATGAAAATATACTTGATTTTTTTCCCTGTATATTTCGTCGGCATCCTCATCATCGTCTGTAGATTTTTTGTTTTTACATACACTTTCTCTTTTGCCACATGTATATTTCATTGTATGAGTTAAATATAACTCATTTGTTTTATATCATTCTATAATATAAATAGTGTATAATGGATGATGTTATACATACCTCAATTGCCATTCAACAAAAATATGGTATCGAATCAGACCTATCTAAATCTACCAAAATGCCCCATTTTTGGCCAGAAAACCCTTATGATTTAGAAATAAACGAACTATATCTATATCATTTAGTGGAGGCGGATTGGGATCCGCGAATATCTTCGCATCCACCAAGAGGTGATTATATAGTTCAATTTGCGGGATATAGACCAGATATCATGGAATATGAAAAAAAAAATTCCCGAGGTAAAATTATTAGCAATGCATTTCGCGATAAAATGTGTGCGTGGAATCAAACAACAAAATTACAAATTTATAAAACAAGATTCAATTTAATAAATCCTAATCATATAATAGCACAATGTCTAGTATTATTCTATAGAAAGGATAGTCGCAGCCATTGGAAAGAATACGTTGAAGGTTTTGAATGGCAACCCTTTGTAAATTCAATCGGCGATGAATTGTATTTATATCTAGAAATAGATGTCAATAATATGCAACGAAATATGGTGTATTGTCTGCGTAATATTCCAAGAAAATCTTCAATATCGACCAGAGAAGAATCGCATGAAGGTATCGCAGAATTAATACATATGTTAAAACCAATGAAAGGTCATATGGGTATTATTGATGCCGATTTAATCGAAGATTTGGATGAACCACCGCCGGGACCACCATTTTTAACGCGTCAAATATCTGCAACATTATCGAATCAATTGCACGAGTCAACTTGTTTTGCACACACAGTTTCACGTATGCTATTAAAGGCAATACGTAATTATATACCAGAATGGTTCGGCGACCTTTCTGTGCGAAGTTATTGTAATAATTCATATAACGTTCATATGATGAAAAATATTTCATATCACATCGGTATTTGCAATCGAATACATAGATATCAAACGGGGGAACGATATTCCAAATCGGGGAATAATTTTCTATTATTCACCTATATTTATAAGTCAATCATAAATATAGCGGGATGTAACGGTTTCTCCTGCGATGTATTATTAGACTGGTTTACCGATATGTGGTTCACCCCGAATCAATCGACATTCCCAGACGTAGTACCGAATTCAAGTGTTTACGATAAAAGTAGTCTAGATAATATTATGCGTGCATTCAGTGAAAGGCGTCACCGCAAATGTTTAGCAAATGATATAAATATTACCGAACGCGATCAAAAAATAATATCTAAAATGTTAAGATCATTTGATAACACGTTTTTTTCAATTCCTGGAAATAAAATGGATACTCATGTTACCCAGTTTTACGGGTCAATACCAGAGAAAGATCAACAATTTATAAAATTTTCGATTGACAATAATTATTATGTTGGATTCAGTTATATTGGGAAAAAAATTAATCATATTGTAACTATTGTAGATTATCGAGAAATAAATGATTCATTTATCATAATTATAAAAAATAGCGTGGATAGTATTGAAAGTGAAGATCGCGTATTTGGTGGAAATTATATTAATCAACATTTAAGTATAAATACAAATCAAATAAATATTGTACTCGGAAGACTTTTTTTCATGTTACCAGAATCATTAATGGTTCAAATACGTCCAGACCCCGAATCATTTACAAGAACACAATTGTGGTTTGATCCTTTCGAACCAATCGAATCTCCTACAACAAGTATAGGGGAAATTTCAGCGAATACTACATCATCTAGTACACCGCCTAGATATATAGAAATATCACCAGAAGTGTCTAATAATTCATCCCCATCTTTATTGAGAAGGCCATTATTTCTACCTCAAAGTCCGGTACAATCATCCCCATCTTTATTGAGAAGGCCATTATTTCTACCTCAAAGTCCGGTACAATCACCCCCATCTTTATTGAGAACGCCATTATTTCTACCTCAAAGTCCAGTACAATCACCCCCATCCCGATTAACATTAGGGTCAACCCCTCCTCCAATATCATCAGAGGCAAAAATATCGAAAAAAGGCGGTACTAGACATGTTTCACGAAAACATAAAAACAAATTATTTAGTGGGCAAAGAACAACAAGACGAATTCATTAATTATGTATAAATGATATATCATTTATATATACACATTTGAACATTTAAGTTTGCACAAAAGATGAGTATTTTTCTTATTTAGTCATCGCCAAAATATTGTTGTCCTAGAGATTAAACTAGAATCGTATTTTTGAAAATAATTCATCTGCCTCTGACGCAACTAACCGCATCAATTGTTTTACCATACTTCGGTCTGTGTTTTGCGTAAACGCAAGGCGGATTGTACTATCCTTGTTATGTGGATGGAATTTTTTGAAACCACAATAGGATAATGTTTTACCCCGTGCATAATAGGTCTCATATAATATATATTCGAGTACTTTCCCCGTAGTATAATCCTCATTCTCCAATATTACATCATAACAATAATCCATTGTCGTCTCACTATTAAGAACAACTAGAGTATCTGAATCAATTGCCTGAATCATTTCCGCGAATTTCTGACGCAAGATGGTTATACCTTGTTGTAAAATTGTGATATTATCATATATTCCAACGCTTTGAATAACAAAATCGTAACTGTCTTCGACGAATTGACGCTGTGCATCCAACAACATAAAGTTCCTCTTTTGAAATTCGACCTCTTCTTTCGTAGCCCCCTCCGACAACAATTTATCTCGTTGGCCAGACCAGGACGTTTCGATGCCGACAATGTTCGGTGTATTGCCATATGAACATTTCGATACCACATTATACATTGCATTCATCCGTGCATTTCCTATAGAGAAATCCGCAGTTAGTTTGATCGTCTCGCCGGGAATAGTGTCGCTAATACGCGGTCTCAGTCGGGCAAAATCAATATAATAATTTGTTATGGGTGACGGTGGGAAAATACGTTTCGTTTCATCTTTGGTCAAATATTTGCCCGTTTCCTTGTTCTTGATACGAAACATTTCCGTTGTTATATACATTATATTTTCTGTGTCATTTGTCTCGTCGAGTTCGAGTATGTATTTACCGGGTAATAGGTTTAATTCTTGGATACAAATAGGTATCATACTCAATCGATGTTTCAAAATCTCGTTGTGCAAACGCGATGTGTTTTTTTCAATCGCGCACTGATTCGTAGCGTGTGTTTCAGTCTGAATCACTACGATCGGAATCTCAGACAATATAATACGCCTGAGTGCATTTGCAATACTCACATTTACACCGGAAAGGGTAAAACGCGTGACATCTCCGTCCTCTGACATATTCGAAATCTTAGGGTTCATATCGATTAAATACTATTATTTATATTATAGTAATGTAACATTTTAAATCAATTTTTCAGGTATTTATATGATATCTGCAATATCATATGAATATAATGGCGTCTCCACTTTTTACCTAACAATTATAGGAATAATACGGCTAAAAAGATGAACATCAAAATAAACGGAAATAGTACCAAGAACCACGACAGTCCAGTTGCACCGGCATCGCAAATTAGATTCAATATCCATGTCCAAAACAATACATATACGATTTTCACAATGAAAATCAATACCGTACTTACCGTGTCTGTTGAATACGGTCCCAACATATATTTATTATAATTGTAACTATTTTGAATCGCCATAAAAAGAATTGCAATAGTAGATATAGCTAAATAAATGATGGCGGGGGTACATAATTTGCGCAATCCTTTTATTGCCATGTTATATATTTTACTAATATAATTTTATGCGATACGTAGGACTTGCATAAAAATCTAAATCAATGGTGGATTCTCGTTATTAAAAGGATATGCGGGACCAGTCGTTGGCAGTCCACTATTTGAAAATACCGAATTAGCAACGGATGGCATGGTTCCATTTCCGAATGAAAAAAAGGTACCCGAAGAGGCAATCGGACCAAATATCGCATTGTTCGCCGTATCTAAAATACCTCCGCCGCGCATCACCCTTCTGCGACTTATACGTCTGCTACTTTTACCTCGTCTTCGCCTACCCCCCATAATATTGGGAGTGTTACTTACGCCCATTGGAAAATTACGTCCACTCATCATTATATTCGGGTCGTTTGGACCGATCATTTGACCATCGCCGCCTATAGTAATTACATCTTGTTTTGGCACTAAATTCAAGGTATCTCCTGCTAAGTTACTTCCACCTGTTTGTAATAGGGGATCGGTTAATTTATTGCAACCACATCCACCTCGGATGGAATTCCGACGCATTTTTCTATATCGCCTTGATTGAGTTCTTTTCTTTGTATTACGTTTACGATTCACACGCCTTGTTTTACGATAACTACGTGACATATTATATATAATCCAAAGATTTATATTTTCACTCAATATCTACATGTGTAAGCATGTGTCTACGACAACATACATTGTTTAGTTTCAATAGATCCAATACATCTCCTTCTGCTGTTTTCTCGGTAGAATCTTTCGTCAAATAAACTACCTTTTCTACACGAATTCCCTTTGCCAATTTAATCCGTTTCACCTCTTCTTGGTAAAATCGATATTTGTCGGCCAATACCATACCACATGTCATACATTTAATCGGAATAATCATTATAAGTATACTAATTTATGTATATTATTTCTAAATATCTTTTTTTAATCAATTTTATACTAGATATATAATTATCCATATAGATAAGAAAATATGTCAATAATACATAGGTATATGAATCGAGCGGCAATTACAATACTAGTCATTTTATTATTGGGAATCGTCTTATATAATCTTAATACGCGAGGTAATACAGAAGGTTTAGAAAATATTGATCAAATAACACAAACGATCGGTATAAAAGATTCTATACCTTATGGATATTATCAAATATCTACCGATTCCAAGGCAAATACACAAACGGTTGCCCAAATTCCATACGGGTTTTCGACAGATAAATCGGGTAAGTTAATACCTTTGACCAAAAGATCCGCATATAGCAAGATAAAACAAGATGCAAACACCTCCACTGGATTATCTAATATAGATATATCGTACAATAACGCATTTTATAAATCCAATAGCGCCCGGTTAAATTATGATACAAATAATTATAATTTGCAATATCATGACGATCCATCTAAATTAAATAATAGCACAGCGGATAATTTAGCGCAAACTGGAACATGGATATTAGATTCGTGTGGGAACAAAATTCTTGTCCCGTGGTCAGATATTAGCAATAATATAACTTATTATCAACCAGGTTCGTACCCTTACGGGCCATCTAATTATGTACCCAGTTACGAAAATAGTGTTTATCTTAGCACTACGTCTGGACAGAGTCAAACTGGAACATATTATGATATGGCATCAATTGCCGGTGGGTTTTGCGCAAATAATTCATATAATCCTTTGGCGGTTGAAGAGGTTTGCAATTCTTTAGATAAAAATACATGCGCATCGACAACATGTTGTGTTTTACTCGGCGGACAAAAATGCGTGGCAGGTAGCCAAAATGGCCCCGATCAAAGGGCGAATTATAGCGATGTTTTTGTGACAAACAAAGATTTCTATTATTACCAAGGCAAATGTTACGGAAATTGTAACCAAGGATGGTATTAGATCCATCCAATAAAAAATTGAAATTATTATAAAATATTCTAAATACTTTATAATATCATGAATTCGCAACCGATTTCTGTAAAATATACCCATCTTTTGGATGTTCGTTTGATCGATTCAAATGGCAATTTATTAGACAATCTCGTTTTATTGAATTTAGTAAAACACCAATTATTGAAAACGACTCTTGTACAACGTATCAATGTGCGCGGCAAAATGCAGGATTGTGAATTGTCTTGGAAAAAAATGTCTTGGCCACATCCCTATAGTAATTTCTTACCCGATATTTGTCTAGTATCCGATTACGATTTTGATTATATTATTTTGGAACATACCAAATATACCATGAGTGATATAGAGACTGAAATCAAGAAAACGTCGGTACAGTACGGTAATAAGTGGTCTATTGTTTTCCATATATCAAAACCGTTGTCTAATAAAACGGACTCAGTAGGATTCATATAGAAATCACTTTGGTTCGTCGGGTAATGACCATTCCAGTAATTTCCGTTTTCTCTATATTATCAATGGTCGTATATATAATAGGTATATTACGCATTGAATTAAATTTCGAATACTGTTTGCATAGAACTGCACCGTGTTTGATAATATAGCGGCGTTGTTTTCGATCTATTTCTTGCGGAACGATGGCGACACAATGGTTTGATGGGTTATTTTCCACATGAAACCATAAATTACGTGAGTTTTCCATGGCAATATCGATAACCTCGAAATTTTCTTTTGCTGTTGTGCCAATATAAAACACAATACTTTGATTAATTTCTGATAGAAAGTGCGTATATTTAAACATCATTTTCAAAGATAGTGTACATTTATTTGGGGGTCGTTTTTTATATCAATTTTATTCATAAAAAATATACATTATTTTGTATTTGAAAATTTACACCATTTTACATATTCAATGGTGTAAAATTAATAAATATATAATTTTTATCTTATTACAATGGAAAATAAACAAATATATATTAAAACGGATGATAACATTATTATAAACGAAAAATATATAAAATGGGTAAAAAAATGAGTGACTGTTTAGAAGTTTGCATGAAATCAACCGGATGTAATATAGAATATAAAGATACACATAAAATATGTAAACTAAATAGTCTTGATAGTTATAATAAATTGAATAAACATTTTGAATAAAATGTCCCATTTTAGATTTTCAATGGTCGGTCTTCATCTATCTATGCGGTGCTATGCGATGAGTTGACCAATCCTCCAAAAAGTGATATCTTGGTAATACTTTATTTTTATTTTATCGAAATAGCGCTTCAATACAATTCCCGACGTCCAACCATATCGGGTAACGTCAAAATCTTCGACCTCATAATTGTCCCAACTCGGTTCTTCCATATCCATGGGTGACAACAATTTAGGATAGAAACACCGGGCGATGTAATAGTATTCCGTCGCATCAAAACAATATCCCATTTCTTTCTCGTGATACTCCATTTCTTCGTCAGAAACCACTGGATTATCTGGGTCTCTCCATGCGCCAGTGAGTCTTAAATGAAGTATTACCATATACACGATATTGTTCTTTTTTTGATTCATATCGCGCCAATGTAGATATTGGTCGTTCACAGATTGAGTGTCGTGTATTCGTATACGACAGTTATATGGATTGAATATACGTTTGAGATAAACATCGTAATTCAACGTCGTTCGATAAAATTCGGTGCCACGTTCGCAATGTATATCATATACATCGTCTTTTGGACTAAAGACTACCAAATCGGTATAGTATTCCAATGTTTCGTGGAGGCGATTGAATACACGGTTCCACATGATTTGGTCATACATATGATCTTGAATATTTCCTCTGCATTCCTCTTTGAACCATTTAAGGGACTGCATATACATATATTGTTTTATCATTCGTGCAAATGAATTGAAATCGCGAGACATATTGATAGGTGGCTGTATTATGCATACTTTACACCAATAAAAAAGTGTTTCAATTTTATGATATCACATAATATCGATATTATGTACATGCATTTATAAAGATGATTATTTATTTTTCCGGTTTGATGATTATCGATTTATCATTTTTTGATGATTATCGATTTATCATTTTTTGATCCTATTTTTTCCAATGCATATTGTCCACATGGACCACAATGATCTTCGTTCGATAAATCGATTTTATTATTCATTCGTATGTTACAATTCTCTATTCTCCATCTACCAACCGGCTTTGGTAATTCTTTTGTTAACCGACGTATGATATCTGAAATGTATTTCATGATATATAATATCATTGTTTAGTTTTAAGTATTTTATATACTAATCTTGACATTGTCACATATGATCTAGTGCAAAAAAACATTCGCGTCGAAATCGTTTCGAAATATTATCTCCGTCTGAAATAATATCACCGATAGATAATAACCAATATAGTCGATTAACTTCTTTTTCATCCTCTGCATAATTAGCGTAAATATCTGGATTAAAATCATATCCACTAGTTTCATTCAGGTTTAATGCATAATACGTGTATATGACGGCAATACAAATATCTTTGTCTTGTATATTCGCAAACAAGTGTTTCAAATCGGTTGATATACTTAACAAAAAGGCGCGTTCCATTGAATTACAACAAACGTTCGGTTCCTCATTATCAATAATACTAGTATGTTCGTATTTCACCCGATAACAAAATACACTTTCGACTTCACTAAATATCTTCTCGGATATATGATACCGAATATCGATATTTGGCGTATTCAAATTATTGACCGAATCATTCAATTCAATTTCGACAAAAAAGGGGTCTATTTTTATTGGCGATTTATCACTACTTTCTTGCCGATTCGGTATCAACGGTAGTGTATGTTTTATCGTTTTATTTTGTAATGGGTTTAATTTCCCTCTATTGGAATAAACGTCTGTACCGCGTTCTTCTCTGGTCGATTTAATTATTCTTGGTAATTCTACTGAAGATAGGCGATACATATAATAGGAAGACAAATACAAATATTATAAATATGCGTATCCCTTTGTCGTTTTTTTACGACGTAATGATGCATTCTTGGCATTACGATGAAATGTCACGTGGCAGGTTTCGCAAACTGACATGAGATTTGCCGGATGGTTTTTATGTACGGTACCGACGTAGCCGTCATCGCCGGCATCGGCCTGATGTTGAATATGATGTATCTCCGTACCCAATTGCGCGTGACATATTTCGCATACCCCCCTCACTTTGTGTGAATTGTATGCGGTGAGTGGATGCGACATTTCGCCACGTAATTCGGGATGGTGCCGATTGCGTATTTGATATGCAATTTCTAAGAAATCGTCCGGTAAATGTAACGATTTACACACTTCTAGTCCATACATCTTGGATCCTTGTCCGTCCTTCACTGTGCGGTCATATACCAGACAATCTAATTCTTTGTTATAGGATACCGCCATGTGTGCAATTCGAATACCGGTAAGTTGCCTAAATTCGTCATATTGTGTTATTTCATGAAAATGCGTGGCGAAAATAAAAGAGGCCCGTTTACGGTGCAATTCCATCAATCCTGCCGTAAAAATACTCAATGCGGAAACGGTTTCCGTACCCGAACATAATTCATCCCCCAAAATAAGACTGTTTTCGTCAGACATTTTCAATATAATACGCAATTCGCTCATTTCGACCGCAAATGTAGAAAGTCCCCTAAATAGATCGTCATTGGCCAAGATGCGAGAAAAAACGGAACGATAAGGTTTGTAAATAAATTCGGTGGCAGGCACATACATTCCCGTCTGTGCCATGATAACAGCAATTCCCAATGCACGAATTAGTGAAGTCTTACCCACTGCATTTGTGCCATATAACAATATACCAAGTGGTTCCTGACCCAATACCAAATCATTTGGAACATAGACTTCGTTCTGTTGTATATGTTCAATTAGACAATGTCTCAATTCTTTTGTTTTTACAAAGGCGTTTTGCTGCGAAGAGTCGAGTTGAGGCCGGCAATATTTGTATTTCTTAGCGACATATACTTTGGCCAAGATAACATCTATTTTTCCAATGTAATCACTCAATTGTGCTAAATGATTGAAATGGGTGGATTCGAGTTTTTCCAAGAAAAGATAATATTGGGATTCGATGGCACTATTTATCGATTCCTTTAGCCGACCCATATTGGATACAATATCACGTAATATAGGAATATTGAATTCGTCTTGGGAAGTCCCACTCAAAAAATGGATATCTGACACGGCAATCGATATGCGTGCATTGATCGTTAAAACGTCGGACGGACGTTTTGCTAAATGTTTCTTTAACGAATTTGTACGTTTCTTAGTCATTTGAAGAGACATGCCCGATTTTTCGGTCTCGTGGATTTTCACATAATCGGCTTCCCCTGATTCATGAGTTATCATGAAATTATTAAAAAAGTTTCGTATATCTCTAAAATCTGCCATGGTCTGGTTATAATGTTGGACTAATATGTCTAATTCTTGTGAAATACCTAGACGAATAATATTCTCTTCGAAATTTTGAATCGATGTAATATCCTTACATACATCTATATTTAGGCATGTTTCCAAGAAAACGACAATTTCTTGGGCGATTGAAAATAACCCCTCATTTCCTAAACCTTGGTATTTAGTAGAAATGGTAGGTTCTATACCCATAAATCCCCGAATGGATTGATATAGCGAAAAGATGGATGCCGGATATACTTTCTTGACAACAATTTGACGGCATATCTTGTCGATATCTTTTATTCCCAATAACTTTAGGCGAATCGAATCGACCTCGTCGAAATCGGTCAAAAATTTCCCAATAGTATCATACTCTCGATTTAGCCATTCTTCATTGACCGTGGGATTTAGCATTTGTCGTTGAAATTCGCGTTTTCCCATGGGACAACAGGTGCGATTCAAAAACGACAAAACAGACGCCATTTTGCCGCAATTTTTACCGGATTCGGATCGATCGTCAATAATATTGAGCTGAGAAAGTGTATGATTTGCCAAGATAACACGATCTGTACCCAAATCGAATGTGGGTAATTCGATACGTTTCACTAAATCGCGATTATGTTCTTGTATAAAATCTAAGAGATAACAAAATGCCTGAGTCGCAGTTATTTGTGTATTGAATTCCGAACATAATTGAAACGTATCTGCGCCATAAAAAGACGATAATATTTGATTTATATAGACCTGATTATTGCAATGGGCTACCTTGTCTTGTTCTATTGTTGTCTTAGGTTCCAATATATTTATATAGTGCAATAAGGTTCGTGATCCTATACCCGAAAAATGAACCATTTTTTTCGCAGTTTCTTGGTCAAATTGGGAAATAAAGATGATTTCACTAGGTTTAAATGTGGAAATACATCGCTCCAATTCATCAAATGTCGTGGGGTTCATGAAAAAGGGGGCCTGGAATTCACATAGGGTAGTTTTACCCGTAAATATATTGACTGCGGCAATACCAAATACTAGAGTATCATGTATTGCCGATACGGGGGACGTGTTCTTGGTCGAAATGGGTCGGAATCGTTCGATCCATATACACATGATATGATTTGTTATTTGATTGGAAGTATCCGTTTCATACGAAATATAAGTACCGGGTGAATGAACTGAATGGAATACCCGTTTCATCCCCAATTTAACACGGTCGTCCTTTTCTTGGACGTAAACCACGGCGGTGTATCCTGAATCGGTCAACTTTAGGAGATATTTTTCCAAGGTATAATCGCGAAATCCCGCCATCAATACTTGGGAATCAGAGAGAATGATTTTCTTTTCTGCGATATTCAAATTACATATTGACGAAAACTCGAGGATTGGCGTTTTAGGCGAAATAGACGCATCCGGGTTTTTTAGACCGTATATTTCGTAAAAGGCCCCGACCTGCATGAGAACAACCATCCTATCTCCATATTTTTCCCTATACTCCGCGGTTAAACCAATATATTCCGTTATAATTGACGATTCAGATTTCGTAGAAGACATTTAACAAACTATTTATCAATCCAGGCAAACTATATAAATAGGCGTTATCTATTTATATGGTTATATGTTTATATCAGTTCTTTTCTATCCGGTAACACTATTCATTCTTACAGGATTGGATATTAAACCAATACGATAAGAAGAGGAACCGTAACCGTTCGCTTAATTAATTCAGTGGTGGCACTGCTGGTTTCGGAGTAATTCAATGCGATCAATTTATCTGCAGGATTACTTCCCGTATTCGTGGTAAATGCACTATCTTGAGTAGAAGTGGCAACATTAGTAGGACCGTTATTATTAAGTGGCGATAGATAATATTCGTCCTGAACCGCAACACTTAGAGTGACAGTGAATCCATGTGTTAAAATAATAAGATCATTGGGTAAGAATCCAACTTCAACGCCGGGACTAGATGCGAGAGGTCTGTTATTGAAACAATTAGAATCGACTGCCGTTCTAAGATAGGCAGACACATTATTAAGATTCATTGATCCGTCAAGTTCGTTAATAAATGCACTCGTCCATCCTTCAGATTGTTGGTCAGTGCCATTAAATAATGCGGCTAATTGTTCTTTTCCAAACACGCCATGGTTTGCGCTGAAATCAACGGCATTACTGAACAACGTTTCGAATCCACCACCGAAGTTATTAAAATATGCACTAACATAACTGTCGAAATTGGAATATAATGTATTCAAAGAACCAACCGAAAGAACATTGGTCGCGTCAAAATTTTGATTATGAATATCTCCAACACTTACTTGAATATATTCATGTTCAAACGATTCAGTTGTCTCATTATATGCACCTATTTTGGTATTCAAAAGAGATGCAGGTAGTGTAATTTGAAGAGCATTTGTAACATCATATTTATATATTTGATTTTCATTGCCAATGGTTAGTAAATTGAAACCCTGCTCAACGGTAAACCCGCCAAGGGCATTAATGGCATATACATTGCTAGTAAACGCAGTACCCACAGATGGAACTAAATTGGGCGTAAGAGTAGAGGCAGAAGTAATTCCAACAAGACCGGGATCAGTAAATGCTATTCCAGACATTTATATATTACAGTAATACTAAAAAATTTACATAAATTATAATTGTAAATATTTTAATATATTTTATAAATAAAATGAACGAATAATTACCAAAATGGTCCGTAAAATATATATTTATAAAATGACACCATGTAATATACAATGATTGACAATTTAGATTTAGATGTGAATAATTATAGTATTAATGATATTGCTAAACTATTTCGACTAGATTCCAATAAAAATTACAAGGCAAATGAAATTACAATGAGAGAGCTCGAGATTGTAAGTGAAATAATGCGAACAAGTGAAATTGAAAATCGCCGCAAAACATCAATCATTCATTTTTTCGACGAAATAAAAAACGTCTACATACATGCAAAGTGTAAACCCGAAGAACCCACCATACCTTTAAGAAGTATTGTAAATGATCGTGTCAATTATCCATTATCTCGCGATGCACCACCATCAAGAGAAGAAGAGTTGGTACCAAGAAAGATGGACCAGTTTATCTATACCCAAAATAGTGAATATTTTACAGGTACGATTAATCCACTCGATAAACGCATTATCAAAAAATGTCTCACCATAGACAGTAAATTTAGAGAAAACTACAATACGACTAAATCCCAGGATTTCTTCGTTAACCTAAATGACAAATTATCTAAAGTAGTTTCGATGGAACTAGCATCGTTCGAATTCCCCATATGTTTTTACGGTATTTCGGCGAGTTATGGAAATAATTTTCTAAATCTAGATGTAACATTTAATGATATTTCAGGACAGACTGGGATACAAACAATCAATTCCACCGTGATAATACCCAATGGAAACTACAATGCAAACGATTTCATTTCCATTTTAAATAATTCGATTGCCACATATAACAATATAAATGACCCAAGTTACGCAGAACAATCACAATTTTATTATATGTTTAAATATGTCCAATTATCAACGGATCTGACGCAAGGTAACTCTGGTACAGGAAAAGTAATAATTGTAAATAATAGCAATCCCGTGACATATTCAAATGCCCGTCCATCGATAACACCGACATCTGCGGATGTTTCGTTTTCAAATTCGATCATATCAATTGGTCTAGATTTTACAAAAGATATCAATCGCAATTCAAGTAACGCGCCGTTAACTACGCGTATTGGATTTAATTTAGGATTCACGCAACCTAAATATACCGGAAATATCACCTATATTGGAGACACAGTTATTGAACCGTGCACAATTCGATACTTTTATTTAGCTATCGACGACTATAATCGCAGTGTCAATAATACCTTTATAACAACACATAATACCAATTTTTTAAATAATAATATAATTGCACGTATATCTCTAACCGGTAGTTATTTTTCCATAACGTTTGACAATAAAACAGATTTGTACGCCGATCCGCGAAAGTATTTCGGACCCGTCGATATAAATAAACTACATATACAAATTTACGATGATCATGGACGTATTATGGACATGAATAATTCCAATTTTTCGTTTTCACTTATATTTGAAATACTATATGATTTATAAATTTTATCCGGATATAATAAATGCCTACCAGCGTATCTTTTATTAGCAATAATTCTGCAAAAACCTCGATATTTGGCAGTGCTAGCACCATACCTAGTAATTTTTTAAGTACACCAAATTCGTTATATTTGCAATCGAACGTATTAACCGCATTAAATGATATTCAAAGTGAATATGCGATAAATAATGCCCAAATGACATATCAGAATATACCGTCATCTTATGATACGTATTTAACGTTATACAACAATTTTATTCAAATCGAGTCCGATACCCCCACCGGCAATTTAAAAAATATTTTCAAAACAGTGGAATATGCCTTGGTTGGTGCGATGAACGCAAATAAACTAAATATGCAATATATCAGGCTAGAGATTGAAAATGGCATATTAGAAAAACGGATTACCGATATATTGTCCAATATAAATACATTGGGTGTTATAGGTGGTGCAACTGGAAACTTTGCGGCTTCACGTACTTTCAAATTTATACCACTATATAGCTATTATATTATGGTTTACGGATTACCCGCATACGGTGAGGGGTTTGATATTAATAAGGTCTCCTTAATAAAATCCATTTTATTGAATATGAATATAGATCCATATAGTGCGACTACGACTACAACCGCGCAATAATATGCCAAGAGGGTTAAGTCGCGGTATTCAAATGTATGACATGTTCCTTATTGGCAATGAATTCAACCGTGGTGGCGATCGTGGGTGCAGGGAGAATGCGACTCGTGTTCCATTTCTCTAATTTCGGTAATACAAAATATTCTAGACTATAGATTGTTTTTTTTATATATTCGTCGTAATAATAGACGAGTTGAAATATTCTTGGTAAATAATCAAGATGCGGAGATATTTGGTTAGTATCGAGTTCAAGAATATTGTGCGATGCGATATAATTATATTTAGCTTCGTATTCTATGTTGGGATGTATTGTCGCATTTTTCGATACCAATAACACGCGAATTGTCATATTCTTGGTAGATTCGTCCAATAATATGATATAACATCGATAATATTTAGGAACGACTAAATATCGCAAGAGAAACATGTCAAGTAGTATGTAACGGATATTTCTATATAGTGGTCGCAATCAATTTTGCACTTTATGTCACATAAAAAGACATAAATACAATATTATATATCAATACAACATGTTACACGAAGATTACGGTTACGGGTATGGTATATATAATGATTATGTTCCAGAGGATATCGCACCTAAACTCCGTGTCAATCGAACCGAATCCATACTTTTAATCTTAGCCTATATTGTATTGACCATGTATCTAATATATGCATCCTGGACATATGGATGAATTATGCATAGGTATTATAGTTATAATCGTATGTATGTATGTCATAAAATTGAAATACTTTTTTTGATATGAATTGTATGCACAATCCGCCATTCCAACGCATAACATGAACGCACAAACCAATTTGAATACACGATCTGGATCCGATATTATGGATATTATTACAATGGATATTAATTCAGTAAACGAAGTCGAAAACATGGTCGATGAAAGAGAACGCGATTATCGCGAGTTTTTCGATACGGCGCGCAGCACTGACGGCGAAGAACCTGAATTACAATATTACAGTATGGAACGAATGACGGCATTAGCGACGCGGTTCGGGTTTATTCGGTATTTTATTGAAAATGGCGAAATCCAGGCGTTATTATTGAATGAATGGCGCGTTATTCATGCCGACTTTCTGCGCGAGTCGAACGACGATCAGGCGGTTGACGGCGACGAGGACACTGAACCTCGTCCGGAATGGGATGAGGTCCCAAATACGGATATTGCGCAAAGAGAACCGCAGAAATAAGACAAATAAGACAAATAAGACAAATAAGACAAATAAGACAAATAGGACAAATAGTATTTTGTACCAGTAAATAAAAAATGTAATCATTAATTACATTTTTTATCCAATAAAATTATGATGCTCGGTATATTGTATAGACTCAACGCGCTACATCATTGAAATAGTTATACATTAAAATTTCCGGATTGTGATTTTTAATTTCACCACAAATGAGAGAGACCGATTCGTACATTTTCCTCAATACATCATTAGGTGCAATCGTTCCAATCTTGATGAATCCGCGTTTCATGAGATATTTTTTCACCTCTTGAATGGGAGTTTGTTTTATCTCATGTATTTTATTCGTGACATTATTTCGCAATGTTTTGTTGGATACCAATACAGAAACCCGAGGATAATGTCGCGATTTACCAAGACGAAACGTTCTCCTAGCAATGCGTCGTTGTTTTATTGCATAACGCCCCTTTGGTTTGGGTTTCAAATTCTTAAACGTCTGTATATTTTGTTTAACTTCACTCAATCTTTTCGATATATCATTCGTATCATTAGAAGGTATATTGATTCCCCCATTCGATGCAACCGTATGATTATTTCGTGTTCGATTTTTCCATGCGCGATAGGTAGGCAATTGTCCGCCCGTTTTTAAACACCCATATTGCGGTACCGCCGTATTCGGAAAAACCATATTTCCACCCGTTAATTTTATTGGTGCCGGAGGAATAAGTGGCGGATTATTCTGCGCCTTATATTTTTCCGATTTTGTTGTATTTGTCGGATTGATAGAAATTGTAGTCGGTTGTATTGCGTTATATAAAGGTAAATCAAAAACATTAGGTAGAGACAAAGAAACGTTTTCATCTATATTGGGGAAAATGGACGAACCAGACAAAGTAGGAACAAATGATGAGTTTTTTAGCGTTTTATTATGGTTTTTGGGGGCATGTTGTTGTGATACACTTGTCATGTATTTTAACGATTCGGCAAAATCGCTATTAAAGACGCCAATTGGATTTTTCGCCTTTTTTGATTGATCCGATAATGCCTTTTCCAAATTATTTTCCTGTTTATTTCGTATGTACTTTAAAAGTGCGCGTTTTGTGCGTTTTCCATCTTCTGCCTTTATTTTAGGCGCCTTTATCTTGATTTTACCGACATCGTTATCACTCCCCTTTCGATTTTTCCGCGTTGCCGATTTTTGCGGAAATTTGAATAAATCTGGATTTATCGATATTGTTTTGTTCATGGTATATGTTTACTATACATATGCGAATTTATTCTATACCGCATTATTGCTAAATAAAAACGACATAAAAAATTGATTCTAATATAATCTTATATCCTTTGTTCAAAATACATCAAACTTTATGATAATGAATCCAAGTAATCAAACGCTTCAATCCTCTTCATCTTCTTCTGCTATTGCGACGAATCCGTCGATCAAATCAGTTGCTAAAGTATCGACCAGAAAACCAAAAAGAAAAGTGATTGTAGACAAACCACTCGCGACGTTGCCCGAATCCGATACAAAACAAACGATTATTGATATGATTCGCCATGAGGAGATTGATGCAATGGCTAAATTGGAACAGGCAATTCGTCAAGAATCGGATAATAGAGGAGATGAATCCGGCGTACTGTCTCATTTAGGCAACTACGTCGAGGCACCATATCACCTTCTCGAATCGTATTTCCAAGGACTCCATTTGGAGCGGTTGGTGAGGCACCAAATCGAATCATATAATCATTTTATACAATTCCAGGTTCAACGTACTATACAAATGTTCAACCCCGTTATTATTCGTTCCGAAAATGATTATATACACGAACATAACAAATATTTGTTGGAAGTCAATGTCACATTTGACAATTTTAAATTGTATCCGCCGCAAATACATGAGAACAATGGTGCGACCAAACTCATGTTTCCCCAAGAGGCCAAATTACGCAATTTTACATATGCGTCTACCATGACAGTTGATATAAAAATAGACTACATCATCCGTAATACAGAAAACATGGATCATGTTCGTACCGTGTCTAAAATATTGCCTAAAATCAACATTGGTAAAATGCCAATCATGTTGAAATCGAATTTCTGTGTGTTGACACAACATCGGCACGTCAATCCTACACTCACTGGTGAATGTGCGATGGATTGTGGTGGATATTTCATCATAAAGGGATCAGAAAAAACGATTTTGGGACAGGAACGTTCTGCAGAAAATCGTGTCTATTGTTTCGATGGAAAAAATACGACGAAATGGGATTGGTATGCCGAAATAAAATCCATTCCCGATTATAAATGTATTTCACCTAAACAAATCGAAATGATGATTGCGAGTAAGAACAATGGGTTTGGTCACGGCATTTATATACAAATACCACGCATTAAGGCTCCCATAGAACTATTCACATTATTCCGCGCGCTAGGAGTATTGAGCGACAAAGAAATCTGTGAATATATTCTATTAGATATCGAAGATCCTAAATCTCGCCAATTACTCGATTGTCTCCAGGCATCCGTCATCGACGCAAACAAATATATGACAAAAGAAGATGCATTGAAGCATATTATTGCCCTGGTTGCCTATACTCCCATCAATATGGACAAGGAAACGGGTGCAAGGAAAAAACGCGAATTTGCCATTGAAGTTTTAAACAATGATCTCTTTCCGCATTGCATGACGATGCCTCAAAAACTCTATCTTTTAGGTTATATGGCGAACCGTCTATTACAAACCAGTTTGGGTTGGTTACCCCCAACCGATCGCGATTCCTATTTGAATAAACGAATCGAATTGGCAGGTACATTGCTAAACAATCTATTTCGCAATTATCTCAACAAACTCGTGAAAGAAATGCAAAAACAAGTGGTCCGTGAAATAAATTCGGGGTCATGGCGATCGACAGAAGACTACGAGAACATCATCAATATGACCAATATATATAAAATCATGAAATCGACGACCATTGAAAACGGCATTAATCGCGCATTGTCCACGGGTGATTTTAGTATCAAACAGGCAAATACAAGCAAGGTAGGTGTCGCTCAGGTTCTGAACCGTCTTACTTATGCGGCCAGTCTGTCGCATTTGAGACGTATTAATACCCCACTCGAGAAAAGTGGGGAATTGATCGCACCTCGTAAACTACATAATACGACATGGGGGTTTCTCTGTCCTGCCGAAACACCAGAAGGCCAATCGATAGGTGTAGTGAAAAATATTAGTTATATTGCACATTTGACTATACCAAGTAATAGCTCATCCTTGTACGAATACGCAAAGGACGGTATATTATCAGTAGAAGAATTGACGCCTAAAGAATTGAATGCAAAAGTAAAGGTGTTTATTAACGGTACATGGATCGGAGTAGCGAAGGACCCGATGACATTTTATGAATCTATGAAAGACAAAAAATATCGCGGCATTATCAATATCTATACCTCTATTGTGTTCGATTTCAAGATGTTAGAGATTCGCATTTGCAATGACGGCGGGCGATTAACGCGTCCAGTTCTGCGCGTCAAGAATAATCGCACAATAATTACCCAAGATATTATCGATCGCGTTGCCAATAAAGAAATCACATGGAACGATTTAATTACAAGTTGTCGCATAGACGAATCCGTCATTGAATATATCGATCCAGAAGAACAGAACTATTCGATGATCGCTATGAAAGCGAAAGAGAGTTATATACATAGTGGTCAAATGAAAATCAACTATACACACTGTGAAATACATCCTAGTACGATTTTCGGCGTATTGGCATCGTGTATTCCATTTCCGGAACATAATCAAGCGCCTCGTAATACGTATCAATCTGCCATGGGAAAACAGGCAATCGGCGTCTATGCAACAAATTATGATCAACGTATGGACAAAACGGCATATGTACTTTCATATCCGACGCGTCCTCTTGTGGACACGCGTCTCATGAATCTTATACAATTGAATCGTATACCTTCCGGAATGCAAATTCACGTTGCCATTATGTCACATACCGGTTACAATCAAGAAGATAGTATATTGATAAACAAGGGATCTATTGATCGCGGTCTATTCATGGCAACCATCTATCACACCGAAAAAGACGAGGACAAGAATATTATTCGCGACGAAATTATCCGATGCAAACCGGATCCTGCTAAGACAAAAGGAATCAAATTCGGCAACTATAGCAAACTAAATGCTCATGGATTTATACCAGAAAACGAACTCGTCGAAAACCGCGACGTTATTATTGCTAAAACGGTTCCTATCAAGGAAAATCGTAATGATCCGACAAAGACGGTGAAATTCGAGGATCAGAGCAAGACATTTCGAACAACAGAAGAGACCTATATAGACAAAAACTACACGGGTAGAAATGGCGACGGCTATAATTTCGCCAAAGTGCGTGTTCGTATAACGCGCAAACCCGTTTTAGGTGACAAGTTCAGTTCGAGACATGGGCAAAAAGGTACTTGTGGTAATATTATACCCGAATGTGATATGCCATTTACTAAGGACGGTCTTCGACCAGATATCATAATCAATCCTCATGCAATTCCGTCCCGCATGACGATAGGACAACTTAAAGAGACCTTATTGGGAAAGGTACTACTCGAACTCGGAATGTATGGAGATGGAACCAGTTTTGGCGACCTCGATGTGAAGACTATTGTTACACAGTTACAAGACCTGGGTTATGAGAGTTACGGTAATGAAGTCCTATATAATGGATTGACTGGTGAACAACTCGAAACGAATATATTTATTGGACCTGTCTTTTATCAGCGACTAAAACATATGGTGAGTGATAAACAACATAGTCGTTCTATTGGTCCCATGGTGAATTTGACACGGCAGCCTGCCGAAGGAAGGTCGCGTGACGGCGGGTTCCGTATTGGTGAGATGGAGAGAGATGTCATGATTGCCCATGGTATGTCGAAATTTTGTCGGGAACGATTATATGATGTATCGGATAAATATAGCACCCATGTGTGTCGCCGTTGCGGGATGATTGCCACCTATAATGACGGATCGAATTCAAGAATGCACGCGAAGGACGATATGACAATACACAAATGCAATACGTGTGACAATATAACCGACTTTGCGAGGGTCGAAATACCTTATTCCTACAAATTGTTATCTCAGGAATTGCAAACGATTAATGTGGTACCACGCCTTATTACAGAATAAACAAAAACAATGATTTATAGGAATTATAAACAAAAACAATGATTTATAGGAATTATAAACAAAAACAATGATTTAGACAACTGCAACTTTTTTTCATAGAATCGACATAATCCTGGTTTGTACGTCGCGATGCCTCTTTCGTTTCTACATCTATCTGACTAGAATATAATTCCAACTCATCCAAGAAATATTGGTCATACATATTGATTGCATTTCCAGCAGTGATAAATCTCTCATAACTTTCATAGACTTCTTCCAAATATTCCGTTTCAGAAACATCTCCACGATCTTCCGGATCAATTCTTAGAAATCTATATATTTCGATGCTCAATTTGTAATAATTGTTGTAGGAATCCAATTCATTTTCCATACGTTTTTGAAGATTAATAAGTAGTTCAATACTAGTTATTATACCGCAAAACAGCGATACCAAAGCATTAACTAAAGATATCGTAGGTTGTTGCAAATAACCTTGCGTTCCGACTGCGACAAATGAATTGAGTCCACTTAGACATATTAGAGGGACACGAAAAAAAAGAAAGAGGAATCGGCGATACCTATGGTGTCGTTGATTGTGATATTTGTATAGGGCAACGCAGTTTTTTCTTACCTTTTCCAAAAGCAATTCGACGCGCGTATTTACACGTATCCCGGATGCATCGTAGACGGATTTTGTTATGATGACATTAGCCAAAGTTGAATTATCCGACGAATCATTGAACGGTACCAATGAATAGTGATTCGATGAATCTACAATAGATAATATAATATTTCCCGATCCATCGACTCCATTTGATCCAATTCCATTTGATCCAGATGCATCAACTATATTACTCAAAATATGAGAATTACTTGAATCGATTGAACGAAAACTATTAGAATGAATCAATCGCGAATTGATAACTGCACTGGCCTGTCCAGGTTTAAATTTTGCATTTTTCGAATTGGTTATTTCTAAATAGGATGGTTTTTTATTTTTTTCACTACTCATTGTTATATTATAAGAGGACAAAATAGACATATATGTATAAAATACGCAAATAATATATAAGAAATATACAAATCATGATCGAATCTGATCCCTATGAAACGGATCCAAATACTTATATTAATGACATTCGTTCACCCACTGACTTTCGTAGCGTTTCCTTTTCCAAATACAAAAAAACCGATGTAAAAAAAGCATTTATTGATAGTATGATGAAAACCAAGGTCGAACCAGCATGTAATTGGTGTGCCGAACTCATTTGTGCGGGACATTATACCGATGTATGGGAAATTATACTATATTACATGGGTAAACATATTCATTTAGGAAACCCGCGATTAGCCATCTATTTAGATATGCGATATGACACATTTCGTCAGATAATGATTAAATCACAATACACCAACGATTTACAAGTTCGGAACAACGAACAATTGCGTAAATTGTTTGCCGAGATTGTATGTGTCATGACCTATTCCAATAAACGACCCAGTTACGAGGCCATTAAAATAGACAAAGAAGAAGAATTTGATGTTACTCATATGTCGGAACGGTTAAAGGCGCCAGCAGTTCATTATGCCCAACCTATTTTTCGACCGAAAGATCCAAAAGAACTCTATATTGCGATAAATGAACTCGCATATCATATTTCCAAAGATAATCCAAATATGATGCAGGCATGTTATTGGATCGAATGGGTCATGGAATTTGATGCACTCTGCAAAAAACGCAAAGAAACGTGCTACTGTGAAGCACGGACCGAACTCAAAGTTGACCGACAATACAAACGAGATATTATATGGCTAGTGTGGGATTGTATATTGCATAATGGACGCGAATGCAGCCCCTATATAGATAAAATATTGAACGCCCTATTGAATCTTTTCTGTGTTAAATATACTACCGCCGCGGGTAAAAAACGCCGATATCTGTTATACTATTGCATCGGTCTATTGACCGAACCCGTTCCACAGAACATAGAATTGATCCACGATAAAGAAATCGTCCAAACTGTTCTGAAAAACATAAATAATGTATATCGTCAAATAAAAAAAAACGAAGAAACGCCCGGCACCGATTATTTATTTCACGGATTAGTCGACCATCAAAATCGCGAACGATCGTTGAAACGTATGGAGTTAGTAAATTCAGTTGTACTAGGTGGCGGTGCGAGTTATAATGAAGACAATGTGTAAAATCGATAATTCTTTAATTCCATTTTTCATAAAATTGATTTGTATAAAAGTGTTTGGATTATAGACAACACTTGTGCGAATTTAATATAACAATGACGTCATTTATCGAAGAAAAATCAAAAATGGGATATACCACCCGTCTATTGGGAAAGAGACAAGACGAAGGCAGAACCGGCGAATTTATCAATGAGGCGGGCGAAACATGTCAATGGATGGTCGGATTAGATGGTCATGGACAAAATACGGTTATCCAGTTTCTGCGAAACAGTTTCGATTGGGACGCGGCAATGCGATTACCTGATTCGTTTCAACATGTCGCCTCAGAAATACTCCTAAAGTGTCCGCGCACTAAACAGACAGGAACAACTTATGCCGAGGCTAAGATGTTTTCGAATCGTATAGAAACGTGCACCTGCGGCGACACCGAAATATTCGTTTATATTAACGGTGTAATGGTGTACAAATCTACGCCTCACAATCAAGAAAATCCAGCAGAAATGGAAAGATTGAATGCACGACTTGCGTCATTTAATCTCTGCAGAGTATTCGATAATAATGTCCCGATTATTCTATCAGAAACCACACTAGGCAGTATCCAAAAGCCAGTTTTCGTATATGAGAATGGCGATCGAATAAATATGACACAGGCACTAGGCCACGATGGAATTACAGGATATGCCCCAGAACGCAATACAATTCACTTCGACGAAAGCGATACTGTCGTGGTGATTATCGGGTCCGACGGCCTCACGGAAATGATTTGTAAAGAAGAAATCGCCGACATGCATCGACAATCTGTGCACGAATTGGCAAATCTGGCCGAACGCCGATGGCAACAAGAATGGACGTGGAAAGGATGGGATCATCGCGCACCAGAACGTGAGACGATAACATCGTTTCAAGATTTCGACGATATTTTGGTAATGAAATGGGAAAAAAACCCCAGGGCAGACAAGATGGCGTAGATGGGTGGGAGGGGAGATAGGGTAATTCTCTTTATTTATTATAATAAAGAGAATATATGTAATAATATTCACGTATCCGATTCTTGGGACGGACGTACAGACTCGATAATATCTTTCCAATATTTTAAATTCAATTTATCATAATTAAATGTTTTTTTCTTGAATTTTCGTACGGTCTTATTCAGTCGCGGCAATGTAACATCCGTCCATGTTTTTACGATAAGTACTGGCAAGTCTTGGAACATTTTATCTAAAGGCGACGTTTTTATAATCGGTATACAACCTAATATAAGGGCCTCCCATGTCCGATGACAGTCCATACCATTTCCATGCGGTGATATAACAAAGGCATATTCGGTCTGTTTTACCCAGGTATTTAAACGTTTAATTTTTTCCGGTTCGTAATATACTAAATAATTAGGGATTTGATTTTGCGCGTCTTTACGGTCTTGACCAAATTTAGTTGTCATTAAAAAATGGAAATTTGAATATGCCTGAATCTTCCGTTTCCAAAAGGGTTCGGATTTTGATTTAACTACAGTCAACAGTTTTTCTTGGTCGGTAGGGGACGCACGATTACCCCATGCATGATCGTCTATAGAAAGTGTGTGATAATCTAGTCCGATTGGTATTTGAGATAGTTTGGGGTGACTCGTATTAACACAATTCTGAGAAAACCAATGGATGATATTGTCTGATTCAATAAAATCCAAGAATTCTTGGTGTGAATTGAATAATTCGACCGGACATGATTCGTCGCAATCCCCCGTTATCAATATAAATCGACTAGTTATTTCTTTGTATATAGATATAAACTGTGGTAATGCGCGCGAACATATATAGACCGTCGATCCAGTTTTTATTTGAGTAAAATCGTAATCGACTAAATGTCTTACAGATGAAATAGGTTTTGCACTGTAAATATCACATGATTTTAAAATGCCACGTGATGATACAAATAGGCAATTATTTTCTTGATCCATACCTACATATCCATACTATTATTTTATACTATTATTTATTCTTTTTACTTATTATGTACAATTATATAATTTCTATTTTTTATTTTACGTGATTATCATATATGCCTATACATACAATTGGTGACAGTCATTCACATAACGGATGGGTCGATATTGTAAATCACCATCTAGGACCTAGATTGTGTTATAGTTTTGGCCGTGATAAACTCGATTTTTGCGATATTCGTCATTACAATATGGTCGACGGTGATACCGTAGTCTTTTGTTTAGGCGAGATCGATTGTCGGTGTCATATACACAAACACATTTCTGAAAATAATACCCATCATAATATAATAGATAATATTGTAGAGAATTATTTCGCAGCAATCAAAATAAATGTCGCTACGTGCGGAATACAATTTAAACATGTTTGTGTCTATAACATAGTACCGCCTATTCAAAAACATAATACACCAGAAGATCCGCACCAGCCATACTTAGGAACAGACGAAGAACGCCGCGGATATGTATTATATTTTAATAGAAAATTAAGTGAAAAATGCCATGAAAACGGATTCATATTCATTGATGTATATGATAAATATGCCGACGAAAATGGATTCTTACGAAAGGATATGAGTGATGGAAAGGTTCATATTCGTAATGGTGTACATATATCCAATTTTATCTTCGCTTTACACGTACTTTAGCCGCTTTACACGTACTTTAGCGGGTTGCGGTGAACCCGTATCAGGTTTTGGTGCAACGCCATCAGACTGTGATATCGTAGAGTTCGTGGGTTTAAAAAATGAAAAATCTTGTTTAAGGAATGGATTATTCAGATCTGATGACTTAGTCGAATCTAATGACTTAGTCGAATCTAATGGCTTAGTCGAATTACCGTGATTTGCTGTAGCATTAATGTCTACCATATGAAAAATACGGGGACTCCCACTACCGAGTTCCCCATGAAAAGTACTGGGTTGCCCACTCAAATTACTTAATTGCCCAACCGTAAAAGCACCGTATCTCCCAGCAAAAACACCGGGTTTACTAGCAACAGTGGATTGCCCAGGAAAAGTGGGTTGCACAGTACTTTTGCTGGGTTGCACAGTACTTTTGCTGGGTTGCACAGTACTTTTGCTGGGTTGCACAGTACTTTTGCTGGGTTGCACAGTACTTTTGCTGGGTTGCACAGTACTTTTGCTGGGTTGCACAGGAAAAGTGG